TTTTGAAGCTTTGAAAACTCTTCAACATTGTGATCATGAATAACTGTTTTGAATATGTTGAATATTCTTGGCGTTAAAGTTTGAACCTTTAGTTCTGCTGAAAGAATGCCTTTAACTACTTCCCGCACTTCTTTAACGTCGATTGCTACTTCAGAGTTGTTGATAGCAGTTGGTAGTTTGACTGTGTTGTCTTTGTTTATTTGTAGATCCATTTTAAATATTCCCTATTTGTTAAAAAATTGATAGCTAACCTATCATCTAGCGCACTCGTTAGAATACGCTAGTGTTAGATTAAGTTCTATCTTTTAAAATCTTTTCCTAGCATTACCTGATAAAGTTCTTCTGCTCTTTCTCTATCGTTTTTTCTTCCGAAAGAAACCGCAAGAGCTATCAAGTTCGGCTCGATGTAAAATAATTCTTTTAATGAATTTTGAGATAGACCACTAACGTCATTATATAAACTAATGAGTGTAGTGTTTAAACGAAACGCTAAATCTTTTATTTCTGAGCTGTGAGCTGATTCTAGTTTGTTTCTTAATTCTTCCATTTTTTTCTCCATTTTGGCACAGTTCTTGCTGTGGTTATTGTCTCGGCCTCTTTGCCTCGACTCACAAAAGATTCTCGGCTAAATTTCTTTAGAAATCTACAAGGAATAATGGAAAGAAAATGGACTGTAGCAGTATGGTGAATAATTCATAAGTTTTTGAAAGTATTCAGAAGTTTTTAGAAGTATTACTATATTTATGAAACTTCGGAATACCTTTTAAAAATTGTACACTCTTTGGAATACTTTAAAAAGCTTAGGCAATATTCGGGCCAGTTTTAAAAGTTTTTAAAAATATTTTCAGGGCTGTTAAACTTGGCATCAATCTTGCAAGGTTTCAGAAGCTTTTCAAAAGTTATACTTTATAAGATTGAGAGGGTCTGGGCAGGTGGCCGTGGCAGGGTGGTGGGGGTGTAATGCAATCTTAAAAATTTTAAGGGCTTTTCAAGTTGTCAATACTTAGGAAAGTTGCGCTCACCTTTTAAATACTTTAAAAGTATTATATACGAGGTATATATATGCACAACCCCCATAGGGAGTTACTCCAGTATACAGTTGAATCGTAAGTTTGTCAAGTTTTATTTAAAAAAGACTTGACAAACTCTAAATACACTACTATAATGTACAGCATGAATGGATATTTACCTCAAAAACAACAAGAAAGAGAATTAACAGACAAGCAGCAAAAGTTCTTAGGCTATCTAATCCAAACAGGAGGTGATCCAAAAGAAGCAGCGGAGCTTGCAGGGTATGCCGAAGGCAGCTATTTCCAAGTAATTAAATCACTTAAAAATGAAATAATAGAACTGGCCTCTCAAATCCTCGCTCAATCTGCACCCCAAGCGGCTATGAAGCTTGTTGATGTTATGAATACTGATGATCCTATGCCCCAGGCTAATGTGCGTTTACAAGCTGCACAAACAATCTTGGATCGTACAGGACTAGGTAAACAAGATAGGATTGATGTTAACGTAGAAACTGATGGGGGTTCTTTATTTATTCTTCCTGCTAAAACGGTAGTAGAGGGTGAATATGAAGTTGCCGAAAACTAAACCTAGAAGTCAAGGCATAGCTCCATTTGCATATGATGCAGATGTAGAAAATAAACAGTTTGTACGTAACGAGGCTAAATATAAAGTTCTGAAAGAGGTTGTAGAAGGTATCGTATCAGGAGCCATCAAGTCAATACGTGAAGGTAGATTATTCATAGAGGCTAAAGGATACAGTATATCAGTACAAGCTCTTTCAAAATACGTAAAGGATGAGCGAAAATCTACAGGCTCTCCTAGTAAATATAACTATAGTTCAGCAAATAAAGCTAAAATAGCCGCTAGACAGTCTTTAAGGGCTAAACAAAAAAGAGTAGAAAAGCTTGACAAGAAATTAAAGTCTGCTAAAAGTTCATTAAATGCTCAGACTAAGATTCAAACTAAGTTAGGTCAAGACTCATTAGGTAAAGTTGCTACAGAAGATGAGTTAGATTTGTTAACTCCAAAAGTAAAGGAAGCAACTAAAGTTATATTTAAACCTAATGAAGGGCCTCAAACAGACTTCCTAGCGGCCCCAGAAACGGATGTACTGTACGGAGGAGCAGCAGGAGGTGGCAAGTCATATGCTATGCTTGTAGACCCTCTTAGATACGCTCACAGAGCGGCTCATAGGGCATTAATACTTAGAAGATCTATGCCAGAGCTTAGAGAACTAATAGATAAGTCTAGGGAGTTATATCCTAGAGCTTTTCCAGGTTGTAAGTTTAGAGAAGTAGAAAAGGTTTGGACATTTCCTTCAGGGTGCAAAATAGAGTTTGGCTTCCTTGAAAGAGATGCAGATGTATATCGTTATCAGGGTCAAGCATATTCTTGGATAGGTTTTGATGAGATTACTCATTTATCAACAGAGTTTTCTTGGAACTATCTATCTTCAAGACTTAGAACGACAGATCCAGAAATAACGCCATATATGCGTTGTACGGCTAACCCTGGTGGTGTAGGAGCTACTTGGGTTAAAAAGCGTTATGTAGATCCTAATGAGCCTAACGAAACTTTTACAGGGGATGATGGGCTTACACGTAGGTTCATACCTGCTAGGTTAGAAGATAACCCTTATCTTGCAAAAGATGGCAGATATGAGCAAATGTTAAATGCTTTGCCTGATGTTCAACGTAAACAGTTACTTGAAGGTAATTGGGATGTTACAGAAGGAGCAGCTTTTACAGAGTTTGATTTAGATGCTCATGTAATTACTCCTTTTGAAATACCTATAGGATGGGAAAGAGTAAAAGGAATTGACTATGGTTATGCTTCTGAAAGTGCTTGTGTATGGGGTACTGTTGATCCCTCTGACGGCACATTAATTATATATAGAGAATTATATAAGAAAAATTTAACAGGAGTTGATTTAGCGCAGATGATCACTAACATGGAGTTAGCTGATCCTTATGCAGTTGCAGGTGTACTTGATACAGCAGCATGGAATAGAACAGGAACTACAGGCCCTACAGTAGGAGAGACATTACAACGTGCAGGTCATAAGCTACGTAGGGCCGACAAAAACAGGATTCAAGGAAAGATACAGCTTCACGAATATTTGAGAATACAACCAAGTGGCAGACCTAAAGTACAAATTTTTAATACTTGCCCAAATCTCATACGTGAGCTTCAATCTATTCCTTTAGATAAATCAAATCCTGAAGATGTAGATACTCATGCTCCTGATCATGCATACGATGCTTTAAGGTATTTAATTATGTCAAGACCTAAAGTAAATGATGTATTTAGTCAATTTAGAAATATGAGAATGGAACAAGCTTATACGCCAGTAGATAAGGAATTTGGATATTGAGAATTAAATTTGAAAAAAGATCTAAAATATCTAAACAAGAAAACAGGTTAAAAGCACAACAAAAAGAAATTAAAGAGCAGTACGAACTAATTAAAAAACTAAACGGAGATTAATATGGCAAATCCAGTTGTAAGCATAAGAAATACAGGGAGGGACTCTGCATCGCTTTCAGATGTACGTGCGTTGTCAGATAACGTATGTTCCTCTTGGACTTCTGTAACTACAGATACTATTGCAGTAACTGATGATACTAACACAGATGTTTCATTCACTCAACCAGCAGATACAATCATACGGAACTTGATTGCTATTCCAGCAGGTAACATTGTTACAGCAGGTGGTAGTGGTAATGACGTAGACTTTTCACTAGGTACTTCTTCTGGCGGTACGCAGATTATTGCTACAGAAGCTATTCTAGATGATGGTGGTTCAGCAGTCACATGGTCTGCTAATGCACCACTATACATTATTCAGAACTCTCATGGTCATGCAGCTAATGCATTTGTTAGCACTAGCGTAACTGCTGGTGTTGTAGGTGGCCCTGCTACTTCTGAAGCTATTGTAATTGCAGGAAGTCTTTACACAGCATCTGAAAGAACGCTATACGGAAGACTTACTCCAATCGGAGCAGACCTAGCTACAGCAGCTACTACTGTGACGTTCTTGGTTGAATTCCTACACCTTGGCGTATTACCTGACTAATTAAATGGCAGAAGAAGAAAATACTCTAACATCTAACGAAATCTACTTTGAAAAGGTTGAGGACGAGCATGGCTTGGAATTAACCTTGGAAGAGAATCTTCGTAATAACTTCGTTGGGTTACTAATGAATAGATACGAAAATGCTCAAAGAGCTAGGGAGTTAGATGAGAAAAGATGGATCACGGCATACCATAACTATAGAGGACTCTATCCAAAGAATGTACGATTTAGGGAGTCCGAAAAATCTAGAGTATTTGTCAAAGTCACAAAAACAAAAGTACTTGCTGCCTTCGGTCAGTTGGTTGATGTTATTTTCGGAGCAAACAAATTTCCTATAGGGATTAGTGAAACTAAAGTTCCAGAAGGAATAGCAGAACATGCTCATTTAGATACAAATAATCCTACTCCAAATCTTGAAACTACTTCTCCTGAAGAACAAGAAGAAATAGATATCGAAGAAGGAAGAGCAGAAAATCCATATGATGTAGGCTATGTAGGAGATGGACGAGTACTAAAACCGGGAGCTACACTTGGAACAGGAAAATTTGAAGAACAATTCGTCGATAAAGAGGGAGAGGACAAAGGTATGCTGCGGGAAGGGTTGTCACCAATCCCAGAAATCCTTGAACTCAATCCAGCAGAACGATCAGCAAGAAGGATGGAAAAGCTAATACATGATCAAATCGAAGAATCTAATGGAGCTAGTGAAATAC